CAGTGGCGTTATATCGCCGCGCTTCTAGAGCAGCGGTCTCGGGACTGCAAAGACCTCGCCCGGCAGATTATCGCCTCGGGCTAGAGATCAGCGGCCACACTCAGCAGATGCGCCTTGGCGAGTTCCAGCATCGCCAGCGCATCGTGGAGATCGGTGTGGTGCGCCACCCGAACATCGGTGTCGCTTGCCCGGTAGATCGTGATTAACGACTGCGGCATCGGGATCTCGCCCTCCCGGATGCCATCGGCGATGTCTTCGAGGATATAAAGCGGCTCTCGCTCGCCGCGGATATCCGAGATGTCGGTCACATCACCCACGATAGTCACCTGTCTGCGGCAAATACGTCGGCCAGCCGCTCTCGCCGGTGTATGTCGGCCAGTTCGTCATCGTCATACCCTGCGTAGTAGTCGGTGGTGGCGAGCTTTGCAGACGCCTCAGCCACCAGCCAAAGCCGCTGCATCAGGATCACCGCGTAGTCGGACTCAATGTCCACCGGCACCTCGGGGATACCCTCGGCTTCCTCGGCATCGGGGTGGAACCCCATGAGCCAGATACCGGCGTGCTGCTCGTTGTGCCGCTCAATCCAGCGGTCAAACTGCGCTGGGCTCATCCGGTGGGGACGAGTCCACGCGATGACATAGGTCTGCTCGCCCTGCGGCGGCAGCTTGCTTTTCAGCGTGAGCACGCGGCCGAGTCGGTCGGTGACAATCACCGAGACCTCGCCGCGCTCAAAAGCGGGCTGCGCATAGGGGCACGGTGGCAGCCCGCCGAATTGTTGGGAGGGCTGAGACAGGCAATGCCTGACCCAGGCCCTGAGTTCGGACGGTATAGAGATTACGCGCCCTGCTGTGCGCGGTTGAAAGCCTCGGTCACCACCTTGGCCGGGTCCTGCTGCCGGCGCTTCTCGGCGCTGTGCTCGTTGTAGGCCTTGCTACCGCCCTTCATGCCCTTCTTCTTGCCTTTCATACCAATCACTCCTCTGCGTGGATTACATACCGCAAATCTGCGGCCATCTTTGCCTGACCGCCCTGATGGAGCTCATCGGCTACCATCACCAGCATGTCGACAGCCTCTTCGAGCGACTGCGTGGCGCCGTATTGAGCGAAATCGCCCCGCTCGGCCTGCTCATGCAGCGCTTCCAAAATCTCAACGAGCATCGCGCTTGACCCGCTCTGCCACCTTCTCTGCGGAGCGCCCCACGACATAGCCGCCAAGCCCGATCTTGATCAGATCCCACATCGGTGGCGGGACCTCGAGCTGGAGCCCGGCATCGAAGAAAAGATCGACGTAGGGCGCGAGGATGTAGTTATTCGCAACAATCGCAACGAACACCAGCATGGTGATGGGCCGCCAGGCGCTGGTGAGCCAATGCTCCGAGCGGGCCTCAGCCACCACCACATCGCGGGCCACTTCCTGCGCCGTTTGCTCGTGACGCAGCATCTCCACGCGAAGCGCATGGGCTGCCTCGGCGGCTTTGTCTTTGTCCTCGAAAAACCGGCCGAGAACGCTATCGACCGCTTTGCCGAGCCCGGCTGTGAGTAGCTGCTGGATCACTGCGACTCACCTGCAATCATCTTGGCAACCTCATGGGCACGCCTCGGGGTCTGCTCCGCCCAACGGGAATCAAGTGCCTCCTCGGCGGCCAACTCCCAGTCGCCCTGCTCGAGCGCGTCGAGCATCCGAGAAAACCCCATCACACCGCTGACGCCCAGCTGAAAACCCATGTTGACCAGGGCATGCTGCGCGCTCTCGGGGAGCCGGTGGAGAAAATCAATCCGCTGCTCAAGATCGCCAATGACCCGGGCGATGTCATGGGTCAGCAGCTGCTCGGCCTCGGCCTCGCTAATCCCGCCACCGCGGCGCTCATCGATGAGCCGGCCATAGCCGATGGTCCAGTAGCCGAGGTGGTCCGGGTAGGCGTGGAGCACGCATCCCTCATGGCGCTTGATCTGGTCTCGGATCGCCTCGGTGTTCATTTGTCCTGCTTATCGTCGATCCTCGATAGGATTTCGCGGATCATCGTTTTGAGCTCGGCCATGTCGTCGCGGTAGTCATCGCGCCGGACATAGGTCTCTGCCGCGTAGGTCTGGTGCTGAGTGATTTGTGACTCCACCTTGGCAACCTCTCCCTGGAGCCGCTCCTCGGCGGCCTGGCGAGCCCGGCGCTCCTGCTGGATCGCGCTCCAGAGAAGAAACGCTATCCAGCCGAGCAGCATGTTCACCACCCCGGCGATAACGAGCACAATCGTGTTAAGCATCACGGCACTCCGGGTCAATCGCCACCAGGTAGTGCCCGTCGAAGCCACGAAACCCGAAATTGGTCGGCTTGCCCGAGCCATTCACCTGTAGACCGCAGATATACACACGGGCCACCGGGCCGTCGTCGTTGATATAGCAACGCGCATCATCTTGCAGACAAGCAAGCAGCGCGGCTGCAAACAATGCGTTCATGACTCCTCCTTGGCGCGTTGCTGCATCGCCTCGGCGACGGTGAAAAGGTGATGGTTTGGGATATCGGGCAGAAGCACTCGCTCGCTTACATACTCCACCCCGTGGTTTTTCGCGAGCACGCCCCAGCACTCATCTGCCGCCTCGGGCGCGATGCGCTCAACGAATCGGGCGTTGACGATGGCCTGGCCATCGCTGATCAGTGCGCGCTCAATCTGGTGCCGAAGCTCGGCGGCCTGGTGCCGCGTCTCCAGCCGACGGGACTTGAGGTTGACGATGCTCACGCCGCTGCGGTGACCATTTCCGGGGTGAGCCGGACTCGGCCCACCTCGCCATGATCGCGATGGTAGGTGATGACCTGAGCGCTGCGCTCGGCGCTGTAGCCGTGGCGCGAGGCGTAAGCGTCCTGGGCGGCGAGCGTTTGGTGCTGCTCGACCACCATCAGGCTAGACTCCTGCGCGAGCTTGTGGTGCAGGTGGCCGACATGCCCATAGCTTTTTGAGGTCCGCCCGTAGATATCCCGGAACTTGGAGATAAACGCCTGCTCGACCTCGCCCATCTTTTTTAGGTGGCCGTGGTGGAAAAACAAGCTGGTATCGCCATGCTCCACGCAGTAGAACGGATCGGGACTTGTGTCCACGCTCACCCGTGGCTCGTCCTCGTAGTGCGCGGCGAGCCACTCGCGCATGTAGGCGCTGGTTGCTAGATCGTGGTTGCCCTCGGCGTAGATCACATGGATCTCGTCGTAGCGCTGCGCCAAAAGCTCAATCACCCGACGCATAACCCGGATCACGGTGCGAGCAAGCAACTGCAACCGGGTATCGCTATCAAGGACATGGCCGTGGGCCGGAGTGACCGCCTCGAGGCTATCGTAGTGCGCGAAATCGCCAAGCTGGGCCAGCACCACCTTTTTCGCCGGCGGTGCAGCGGCAATGGCGGCCGCAAACCAATCCACCAGTGCATCCTCGGCGATGCTAATGTCCCAGTCGTCGCCCCGGGTCTCCTCGCCCCAGGCGAGGCACCCGAGGTGGTAGTCGGTGATCACAAAGCAGGAGAGCAGGTTCTCATCCACGCCCCGCGGCCGCACCTTGAGACCGGTTCTTGGGATCTTGTCGGCGAACCCATCAAACGCACCCTTGAGCGCTTCGCGGACCGCGTCGGCGTCCCGGCTTGTCTTGACCCACTCGAGCTTGGCCTCGCCGGTCTCGGCGTCGTAGAGCGTCGAGCGGCCCTTGACGATCTCATCAGGCGGCGCAATTTCGTGCTGCGCTGGCTCTTTTTCTAGCCCGTTGATGCGGTGCAATCGACGGTATAGCCCTCGCAAATCAACACCAAGCAGCGCGGCGGCACCGGCTTTTGTCCCGGCCTGCTCTAGCGCGGCGAGGATCTGCCGGTCGGAGTATTTTTTTCCGGCCATAAAAAAAGCCTCGATCCTTTCGGAGCGAGGCCCTTGTCTGGGTGTCTATTTTCCCAATCTACTTAGCGTTATACCGCCCGGGGATTCTAAGTCAACCCCGAGCGCGGCAAGATCATCGGCGAGCGACTCGAGCCGATATTCAATGGCATCGACCGACTGGTAAACGAGATCGCCATCCGGCGGCTCGCCATAACAATACCGCCACGCCTCGGCAAACGCATCGCTGGTCACCGCGGCATGGAGATCGGGGCGGTTTGCCTCGAGCCAGAGCGCCCGCTTCTCGGCAAGAATCCGCTTGCGCTCTGCGAGCTCCTGGGCCCGCCGCTCGCGCAGCCGCCGCTGGCGATTGGCGGCCTGTTTACGCTGCCGCTCGCTCATCGAGCGCCGACTCGACTCGGGCGTGCATTCGGCCGATGATCTCTTCCATGAAATCGCGATCCACCCCCATCACCCGGCGCAGCAGCGGGACCGGCTTTTCCTCAACGTAAAGCGAAATCGCGAGGCGCTTGTCCCGATCGGGTATCCGGTTGAGCGCCGACTCGATTGCCTCGATGTCATCCGGCACCGGCTCGTTGTCTTTTGCTGTAGGCGCGCTCGCGGCCGGCCCCTCGACAATGCACCGATGCAGTACGGTCCGCTTTGGGAATCCCAGCCCATAGTCGTGCTCAGTGCGCATGTAGTGGCCCCACCGGGCCAAACGCTGCTCAATCATCGCCACCCTCCAGAAGTGCTTTGGTCACATCGACAAACCCATCAAGCGTCAACGCGGCGCGGTGGCCGGTGACCCAATCGTGTGCAACCCCCATGAGCACCCCGAGCGGCACCAGCACCGTCCAGGGCTGGCGCGACTGGCGATAGGCAAGCGCGGGATACAGGTCTCTCGCCTGTTGGCACGCCTGACCCCACCACTGCGGTATTTTCAGTTTTTCGTGGCGCTTGACCTCGATCGCCCACGGCCCGACCCCCAGCAGATCGGCGCCGCCGCAGCGGGTTTGCTCGAGGTTGCGGTGGCAGTCGATATCAAGCGCTGCCGAGAGCAGCTTGGCCAGCTCGCGCTCCCCGGATGCGCCTTTATTTCGCTGCGACGCGCCCACTAAGCCGCCTCATCTCGCCGCGGGAAGGTCTTGCGCAGCCCCATACGCTCGCGGCTCAGCGTCCTTAGCATCTCCGCCGGGCGGTATTTCACCGCATAACGGATCTTTTGCAGATCCGCGCCAACATGCGTTGCCACGCCCTGGGCGGAGAGCGGCGCACTCGAGTCGTCGAAAAGCCAGGCGATGGCCTCAATCGCTTTTTCCGGCAGCGAACAGGTCATCTGCCTGGCATCACCCCGCCGCCGGCGGAGCCCCTCGACGATCTGCTCGATCCGCTCCTCGTCATTGCGCCAGGCCTTGCCCCGCGGCTTGCGCGGGCGCTGGTCACAGGCATCCTCGATTGCCTGGACCATGACAGAAGCCGCGACCCGAAAGAACTCGTCCCGGTCGTCCGGGGCATCCTGAGCAATGGCCTCGCCGTAGAGGTCGTGATCGATGTTCATGCCGCGCGCCTCTTGTCAGAGAACCGCGCCACAATTCCGTCGCGGTCGCGCCGCAAACGCTCCCGGATGACCTCGGGGTCGAGCTCGAGATAGCTGCAAACAAGACTGAACGGCAGCTGCTCATCGCCTCGCTCATTATCAATCCATTGACGCGCCTCAAGGTGCGCCTCGACCCGCTGACGGGCGCGATAGTCCGGCGCCTCCTCGAGCCAGTGATCCGGGATATCGTCAAGATAATCACGCACCCCCATTTCAAGCATCTGGGTAAGCAAAAGCCGCTCTGCGGTCTGATCCATGTCGATCATCGATCCCCCTTGTAGCTAACCAAACCCTCGGCCCGCCAAATCGCATGGGTCTCTGCGATGGCCCGGACCATGCACTCGTAGAGCTCCTGCTCGCTGACCTTGGGCAGCGCCCGGTGGTCGAGCGCGTCGTGGCAACCGGAGCAGGCAATCACGGCGTGATCGTCGGACGCCTTGGTCGCCACCCCACGGCCACCGTGTGGGAGGTGGCAAAGCACCGAGGTTGATGGATCGGCATTGCAGTGCCCGGGGATGCGTAAGGTGCATTCCTTGCCCCGGGCCGAATCGCGGAGCTTTTTTGACCGCACCGGGGCGTCCTTTACGATCATGCCGCCTCCTGATTCTCGGTCATCGATTGGGCGGCTTCTGCCGACCAGTTCACACCCCACTCGGCGCCGTAGGCGTAGATGAGCTCGATCAGCTCAGAGAGCTCGGCTTTTTTCATCCGCGAGGTGCGCATGCCCAGCAACACCACCGACCCATCAAGCCCCTGCGCCATCCGCGTTTCCTGCCGGAGCGCGGCGGTGAAAACATCTTTCCAATCATCGGGATCGGCATAGACCCGCTCGCCGTTGATCACCAAAGGGCGCTGGCGTGCAACATCCCGGAGCATCGCCCAGAGCTTGCGGTTTTGCTCGGAGCTGCGGGTGGGGCGAGTCAACACCATCAGCACCTCGCCACCCTTGAGCCCTTTGCGGATCATCTCCCCGGCCCAGTTAAGGGCCCGCAGCACCCCGTCCTCGTCGCGAATGATCTGCTGGACCTGGCTCACAGCGCCTCCCGAGCAGACTCTGCCGCCAACGCGCAGTAGGCGATGTCATCGACGTAGTCGTCCTCGCGATAAGCCCCCTCTGCGCCCCGGGCTTTTTTCAAGATCGACATGAACTGCCACCCCTGGGTCTCGGTGAGGCGGTGGCCATAAAGCGCGTTGAACGACTCCACCGCCCGGCGCATGGATCGCTCTCCATCTTCGGCATCGCGGCTTTCGGCGCGATCGGCCATCTCGTCGGCAGCTGAGCGCAGATAGTCGTCAGCTGACGGTCGCATCGCCGCCGCCTCGCGCTCGGCGTCTCGCATCAAATCAACCCAAGCCCCGATGTCCTCGACATCGAATGCGCGCGGGTC